TAGCTATAACCAACAAAATCTACTAATGCAGACAGACGCGGTAGCCCTAGATTACGCTCAAGCCTATGTAGCTAGCCGTAAAGAAACCTCTATAAGATGTGATGCCATTACCCTAGATTTGTACACAGATAACTATAATGCCGGCATAATCGCGGCCCTAGACCTAGATTTTTTCGACCCTATAACTATTACTACAAACCAACCGGGCTCATCTACTTTAACTAAGACTTTACAGGTGTTTGGCGTATCTATGGCAATTACGCCCGGCAGCTGGAAAACGACACTTACAACACTAGAGCCGATAATAGACGGCTTTATACTAGACTCGGCGATATACGGCCTGCTAGACACAGGCGTTTTAGCTTACTAAGGGGGTAACAATGGCAGCGGGCTTAGGATTTAAGACCTTTACTACAGGTGAGGTTTTAACAGCCGCGGACGTAAACGGCTATTTAATGCAAGGCGTATTAGTTTTTGCTACAGAGGCAGCGCGTAACAGCGCGATTACTTCACCGCAAGAAGGTCAATTTGCATTTACTAAAGATACTAACAGCCTATGGTATTACTCTGGTAGCGCGTGGGTAGCTAGCGGCGCAACAGGTGATATAGAAGGTGTAACAGCTGGCACAGGTATTAGCGGCGGTGGCACTAGCGGCACAGTAACTATTACTAACTCTATGGCAACTGCGATAGATGCTAAAGGCGATTTAGTAGTAGGCACGGGTGCAGATGCTTTTAGCCGCTTGGCAGTAGGCGCTAATGGAACAGTATTGACCGCCGATAGCGCCGAAGCAACAGGGTTGAAGTGGGCTGCCGCTGCTGGTGGTGGTAAGGTGTTGCAGATAGTTCAAGATGTGAGCACAACACAAGAAAGCACAACTAGCGCAACTTATGTTGATACAAATTTAAGCATTGCAATAACTCCAAGTGCCGCAACTTCTAAAATCTTATGTATTTTGGCAGCTCCAGTAAGGTCTGCCAACACTACTTCTACGACTTCCGTTTTGTCCTATTATAATATAGTTAGAACTTCAACAGAAATTGCAGCAACTAACATTTCTTATGAAGGCCCTACAGGAAGTCTTGCACTTCACGGGAGCGCTTCTATTGTTTATCTTGATTCTCCAAGCACGACTTCAGCTACAACTTACAAAGTGCAGATGCGTAGAGCCGTTACCAATAACACTACATTTATGGCGGTAGAAAGCCAGACAGCAACTTTAACTCTTATTGAAATTGGAGCATAATAATGATAATTGATGAAGATGCAATCCACAGTTTAATTCCAAATACGGAATGGCACTATGCGGCAGGAGTGCTAACTGTTTTTACCGAGGGTGTTAAAGCCCCTTCATTTGAAGAAATAGCTGCTGAAAAAATTAGGCTTGAAAAAATTAAGGCAGAAAAAGAACAAGCAGCGTTAGCAGAAAAGCAAGCATTGCTTAATCGCCTTGGCATTACCGAGGCCGAAGCTAAGCTTCTTTTAAGTTAGCACAATCTATAAAGAATATGCTAACAAGCTATAACGGCTGGCCTGCCAGTAAAGACCCGGCAGAAATTGGCATAAACAGTTATGCAGTACCCGGCACTAATAGAAAACTTAGATGCGCTGAGGCTGTAGCACCTTTGCTAGTAGGTTTTGCCGCTGAGTTTCACGCGCTAATAGAGCCAATAGATAAGGGCGATTTAGATGAGTGGGGCTACGCTTTCCGTATGGTACGCGGTACTACAGATAAATTAAGCTGCCACAGCAGCGGTACAGCAATAGACCTAAACGCAACTAAACACCCGCTAGCAGCTGTGGGCACGTTTCCAGCCGAAAAAGTACCTATGATTAGAGCGTTAGCTAAAAAGTATGGCCTAACGTGGGGCGGGGATTACCGTAACCGTAAAGATGAAATGCACTTTGAGGTTAGCATAAATGCAGACAAAGCGGCTAAGCGCATACTAAAGTTAAGCAAAGGGCTAACCGACTAAGGGGCAGAGCAGGTTAGGTAGATGAATAAAAAACAAATAGAGGCAGCGTTATACAGCTATGGGCGCGCCGCGCTGGCAAGCGTTGCAGCTCTTTATATATCCGGTATAACAGACCCTAAAGTATTGGCTAACGCCTTTATAGCTGGGTTAATTGGGCCGCTGCTAAAGGCAGTACAGCCTAATGAGAAACAGTTTGGCATAGGCGCTAAGTAGTGCAAGCCCTGCTAAGGGCGCTGGTACTTGCAACGCTCTTAGCTGGGTGCGGCTATGACGGCTGGGTGAGGTATCCGTGCCAAGAATATGAAAACTGGGAAAAACCAGAGTGTAACCCGCCTCAATGCAAAGCAACGGGCGTATGTACAGAAAATCTTATTAACCCCAATGAGTAGACCGCGTACAAAATTAACGCCGGAAGATATACACGCCCGGCTAATCTTTTTTATAGGTGCTGTATTGGCTATGACCTTTTTTGGTATCACTATGGGCGCTGTATACGCTTTAGTATTTGTAACACAGCCAATAGGGGCGCAAGCGCCTAATGACAGAGATTTTATACAGCTGCTACAGACCCTAGCTATATTCTTGACAGGCGCTCTAGGCGGGGTATTGGCTGGTAATGGGCTTAAATCTAAAGCTGATAAAGACACAAAAAAAGACACGCCGCTATAAAACTAGCAATATGTCGCAGGCATAGGTCATACTTTTACTACACGCTGAGAGGGCTACTTAGTGTAGTAGTTTTATCAGCCTTAACAAAGGGTGAAATATGTTAGCTGATGTAGCTGTAATTACTTTAACTGTATTGATAGTAGGCCTGTTTATGCTAGCTGCCTACCGTACGGGTTACCGTGAGGGCCACGGCGACGGTTACCTAAGAGGGCGCAATATAGCTAAGGCCTTAAAAGAGGTAACTAAATGAGCTTTTTAGACGGTTATGAAGATGTAAACGCAAGAATTAAAAGAGCCCGGGCTGAGTTTCCCGGGTTACGCCTAGTAGCCTACATAGAGGACATAGACCTAAAAAACGGCTATATCTTAATTAGAGCTGAGGCGTACAAGAACTATGAAGATGATAAACCAAGCGCTGTAGATTATGCGTTAGAGGTTAGGTCAGACCGCGGCGTAAATGCTAATTTCTGGGTAGAAAACTGCGTAACCTCTGCCTATGGGCGCGTTATTGGCTTGCTAACGCCGGGCGGTGTCGGTAGACCTACAAGGCAAGATATGGAGAAGGTAGAGGCCATACAAGCGCCATTACAGACACGCGGGGCAGGCGGTGCAGTACCTACCGCCGCTGAGTCTATAAGCGCTCTAAAGGCCAAGCTAGGGGCAGAGCCAATGCCAGAGCCGCCTATATGTAAACACGGGCATAGAGTGCTAATTGAGGGTTTATCTAATAAAACAGGCAAGCCCTATAAGGGTTATTTATGCCCCGATAAAGTCAAAGCTAATCAATGTGAGCCACTATGGCTAAGGCAGTACGGCGATAAATGGCTAAGGCCAGATGACCACGCAGAGGTACTACTAGAGGCCGGGCGCAACCTAGACCCTGTAGCAGAGCGTGAGCCTGTACCAGATGAGCTATTAAGTGAGTCTGAGAGGGCCAGCCGTGCAACCAATTAGACAGACAGAGCTAGGTTTAGAGCGTGAAGCAAAGGTAGCTAATTACCTTACTACGGTATATCCGTGGGTATTGACCCCTACACCTAAATACTACTTTACAGATTTCCACATAAACGAAAAACAGGGTAACGGCTTTGAGAGCTACATAGGTGATTTAGAGGTGTTATGGTGTAACTATTCTTATACACAGCCTACCTTTGTAGCCTACACAAAGCTGCAACAAATGAGCATACTGCCGCTGTTCAAAGACCTAGAAAGCGCTTATCACAGGCTAGTATTTAGGTTTACAGACGGCCTATTTATAGTGCCAGTAGAGGCCCTGCAACCATTTAGACCTATTGTACATAATCACTTTGTACGTGAAGATGTAACAAAGTTAGTAGTACGCCTAGAGCTTGCTAATTATATGCAATTCTATAAACCAATAGTTATTAGATAATGGGGTTAAAAACTATGCTTTATATAGAGGCTAAATGTAGACAATGCAAAACAGTAACGCTACAGCTAGAGCGCGTGGTATCTGACCACCTGCCACCTAACGTTAAATGCCTACAATGCACACGCTGTGGGCTACTAGATATAACGTTAGTAGACGTAGCCAATGCCCGGCAGGTACGCAATTAAGTTATCCACAGGGGTTAAAAAGCTGTGGACAACACGCCCGAGCCCCGTTCAAGTTATCCACAATTTGCCTTTATGCTTGACTATGCCACTACGATTACTGCGCGCAGGCAGAGCCGCCCTAGCGGATAGCTCAGCCCAGCTGCGTAATCTTAGGGTAGTTTTATGCCTAATCTTAGGCTCTATCTTTATACAAAGTGTTCCGGCTAAGGCCGATATAAACGCTATAGATGCTTATAAAATATATGCTCATATAAAGATAGGTAACTATAAAGAGTTTGTATGCTTAGAGAAGCTGTGGACTAAAGAGAGTAATTGGCGATATAAAGCTAAAAACAAAGACAGCAGCGCTTATGGCATACCACAGCTGTTAAATATGAAAGAAACAAACCCTTACAAACAAATAGATTTAGGGCTAAAATACATAGATAAGCGCTATAAAGGTAGCCCTTGTAAAGCTTTAGTGCATCATAAGAAAAGGGGTTGGTACTAATGGCTAAGCGTGGTGACCCTAGAGTAAACAGGGCTTATAGATATAAGTTTAGAAATCAAGTTTTGGCTAGAGATAACTTTATATGCTTTTATTGCAACGGTGATGCAGACCAAGTAGACCACGTTATACCTGTAAGCAAAGCGCCTGAATTAGTCATGAGCTTTGATAACGCTGTGGCCTGTTGCAAGCGCTGTAACGTACAGAAAGGCAATAAGTCTCAAGGCGTTTTTTTAGCCAAGACGGCTAC